TGAAGATTAGGTGGAAACGGTACATACTCGCCTGTATCGAGTAGCGCACAAGCTCGGTGTTTATAGGCTGTCCAATCAGTAAATTGCGATAACCACTGAAAAACGCTATGGTTGTCTGTATGAAAAATATGAGGACCATACTTGTGTATTAGAATACCATCATCCCAATAGTCATACGCATTACCACCAATATGAGATCTTTGATCTATAACTGTAACGGCATGACCAGCATGGGATAATTCATAGGCTAATACACTGCCCGAAAATCCAGAACCAACAATAAGGATATTCATAAATTTTTAGATTTGCCTTTCGTGAGAAAATGTGCTAATTTATGTTTGTTAGCTAGTGAATAACGCATCACCGGCAGGTGAAAAGCTGTTGAACAAGGCTTGAACCGCTGTGGTTTAGCGCTGTCTCGTAGAGACGCAGCCAGGGCAACGGAGTTGCCTAGACGTCACGTCATATTTGTGTCTAGATTTCTAAATATCTAAAATCTTGAGTATACCACATTGCTATCGTATATCTCTCACCTTTTGTTACTTCTGTAACTCCGTGTAAAAATCTATTATCCGAAGGAAATATTAATACAGTATTAGCTTCAGGCTTCCAAGACCAATCGAGTCGCGGAAAGTAGATTTCACCTCCTTCATATAAGTCATTAATATAGTAAATAGCAGACCATGTTCTAAAAGATGTTGGATGATCTGTTTGAGAACCGTCTGGCCATGAGTTGTCTGAGTGAACACCCATAGACCTACCTGTTTCCCATCGAGTTAATTCAGTATTGTCTGGAAAATGTATCTCCCCAAAATGATTATGAATTAACTGTTGTACTAAAAATCTTACTAAATTCATATAAGATTTAAAGGTATATCTGGTCTCATTTTGAGAATCTAAAAGTTTAAAAGGAATTGTTCTACCTGAAAACTCTTTGATAGTTTGTGCCTTAGTGAAGTAAGGATTATTAAATAAATGCTTATTAGCATCTAAAAACCTACAAAGATTAGGCCAGTGGTATTCATCATCAAACACTTCTCCCCTAATAATAATTTTATTTAGACACTCTTCTCTTTCATCACCTACAATCATAGGTAAAGTATAATCATCTTTCTGCATATTTAGTTATCCTCATATCTGGTCCACACCCACAAAAATTAAAGGGGCATTTTACAGGTCTAGTTATTTTCTTAAAGTTGTTTTTATATATATTACCTATTCTAGCTTGCATGTGGTTTAAGAAACAAGCACTAGGATAAATATCTCCTGAAGGAAATATATGAAATCTATTTACACCTACTTCACAGTACATTCCTTTAAAGTTAGTTAAATTTTTAGAAAAGTAATCATCAATTGATTTTAGCTCTTCTTCCGAGCCATCGTTATATCTAACTTTCGTTACGAAAACATTCTTCTCATTAACGTGTGAAGCTTCGATGTAGTTAATCTCGTCCTCTGTATAATTAATTATACTACCCGCTATCTGCTTAGATCCATGACTTTCATCTTTAATTCTATTTATTTCACACCCAGGAAGGTGTTTAACAGACTCATAGGCTTCTACTACTTTATTCCAATATCTTCTATCTGCCATAATAGATAATTTTCGTAATAACCCTTTTTCATGTAGGTATAAGACTTTGGGTAAATAATTTTCTACGTCATCAAACTGAGTATGCCATGTAACATCAAAACATTCTTTTGCTTTTAGAGTTTCACACTTTTTTACTAATGTTTTTAAAGGAACTGAGAGGTTAGTAGTAATTCTTGGAATGTGGTTTTTATCATAGATATAATTTAAAAGACTATCCCAGTGTTTAAAAAGCATCGGTTCTCCTCCTAACAAGGTTATCCTAGCTTTTTTATTACCGAGATAGTCAGATAAATTATTTAAACCCGCTATATACGTATTCAGGTCTTTAATGTTACTTGGGATTTCGTTATTATAACTTTCACAATAAGTGCACCAATAGTTGCACTTCATTGTTAAATCCCAATCTACTTCACACTCAAAACTATCAAAGGTAGTTTCAAGACTTACCAATGATCTTTCCGACATCACCTTCAAACGTATAACTGCCAACATGATTAAGTTTTGTATTTGGATCCAACCAAATCTCTCCACCAATCTTTTGCCAACGACGACAGAAAGTATAATCTTCAGAAAGATATCTATTATCATCTGGATCTAGCCAAGTATCAAATAAAGCATAACAATACTTATTAAATTTAGGATCAATATTTGAATCGTTTCTGTAGTGAAGCTCTGGATAAGCTTCCATCATTTTTTCAAATACTTCTCTTTTTACTAAGAAAAATCCTGTAGATGCGTCTAGAACTTCTACAGCACCGTTCTCAACTCTTACTTGTTTTGTTTCAATATTTTTAAACTTAAAGTTAATAGCATACTGAACTGGAAGAGCTTTTTTAGGATAAGCGGCTGCCATAATTGGTTTGTCAAAAGCTAGGGCTCTTAACACTGCATCAGCATCGAACTCTATATCTGAGTCAATGAATAACAGATGAGTACAATCAGACTCTAAGAACATAGCTGTTAGAATATTTCTGGCACGAGTAACTAAAGACTCATTTCTCAGCGTAGTTATTCTAAAATTAATACCGTGTCGCATTAGTGTTTGTGTAGCACGAAACATTGATAGGAAGTATTGATCAGTGAGCATACCACCGTAACAAGGAGTAGCAAAAAAGATATTATGCTCTCTTAGTTTCTCCAAATCGATTGTTGCTTGATTACCTTCAACGGCTTTGAAAGCACCGAAAGATCGCTCCTTCGGTGCCTCTGTACCATTAGCAGGTTTCATATCTGCTAAAGATTTTTTCATTAGGCTAAATCATCCACGTCTTCTACAGGCTTGAACTCGTCGGATACATCTCCAGCGAAATAGGAGGTGTTTTGTAATAACCACTCTTTTTGTTCATCATAGGTTTGACGCTTATAAATCTTACTCAAATCAAAGAGTTCAAGTTCTTTTTCTTCATCACTCAATGGTGAATTGTTTCTAGCAGGAATGATAGAATACTTCACATTTTGTGGAAGAGGACCTGTTTTTTCTTTTTTAATAGTAATGTCATAACCATTTCCGGAATCTGCTGGATTACCATAATCTGGGTTAGTGGCATAATCTACAATTTGAGAATAGATAGTAGCTCGAAGATCAAAAAGTTTGATTTGACCGTCTGAACGATCAATTACATTACACACGTAAGAAAATTGAGGCTTATCAGAATAGATAGCTTCGTCAATTTCTTTGAAAGGGTCTTGAGCAGAATTATCAAATGATTCTGTCTCACGATTAAACTGAAGACATTCTACAGGCATCTTCTTACCTTCTTTTGTTACTACCCAGTAGCAGTAACGTGGCATGACATCTCCAACAAGACGTACTTTAGTGTCTCCGACACCTAGTGATAATCGTTGAATTTCTCTGCGTTGATTAGATCCAGAGGATTGTTTTCCTTTGGCTTGATCCCATGCGACCATAGTTGTTTCTCCTTTGTTGTTCGTTAGAACTTAAGTGTAGGATTTCCTCGAAACCGAGGACTCAGGTAAAAAATATATTTTATCGCCTTTTATTTCAATATAAGGACTTTGTAATTCTTTTCTAATATAGTTTTTAGCGATATAGTCTTGAGCTTCGCTAATTCTTCTCATAGAAAGAAGTTGTAAGTATTCAAGTTTAATTTGTGTACTTACGTTGTGCGTAAAAAACCAAGGATTTTTTAAATAACTCATTGGTTCTTTTGTTGAGTAGTTACATACAAGCCTATCTTTTTTCTGCTCCAGTAGGCCAGTACTAAATAAAAACATAGGAATATGATTTATATTTAATGCTTTCATTAATCCTTTAGTTGTCCTAGCATTATACAACGAAGTTTGAGCAAATGCCAAGATAAGAATGGCAGCTTGATCTTTACGTGCCTTTGAGTTCAATTCGTACCAGTTAAAGTATGTAATATCCACGTTGTTGATACCACTGTAAACGCTTAGTTTGTTGTCTAGCAACAATACCTCCTGATAACCACCAATCTACTATCATAGGGACTTGCTTATCTGGGTGTTCCCGTATAATTCTACCGATACGCTGTTCAAGCTTAATGGGGTTATTGCTAGGGCAAGTAAGATAGAGAGTATCAAGCCTGTGACATGATATCCCTTCGTCGAAAAGTTTGGTGGATAAGACCGCTTTG